AAAACGAGATAGGCTCGATTGTCTACTACAGCGGCAATGCGCCACAATATGTCACGCCGCAAACAGTACATCCTGAATTCTTCAGCCATCTTCGCTATTTGATACAGATCAGCTACGAAGAAGCCGGAATCTCTCAGCTATCCGCCACGTCGAAACTGCCTTCGGGCCTTGACGGCGGCTCTGGCAAAGCCCTTCGTGAATACAACGACCTGGAAACCGAACGCTTCGTCCTCAACGCCCAGGCATACGAGGCGTCCTTCCTCGAAACTGCCCGCCAGTACATTGACTTGGCGCGAGAAATTGATGCGGACGGCGGCGAACTTGAGGTCGAAGCGGAATCCAAGAAGTTCATTGAGTCGATTGCCTGGAAAGACGTGAAGATGGAGGACAACGAGTTCATCATGCAGATGTTCCCAACGTCTTCGCTGCCCAACACGCCTGCTGGGCGCCTTAAGTACGTCGAAGAGTTGCTCCAGGGCGGATTCATTGATCGGCCCTTCGCGCGCAGTCTCCTCGATTTCCCCGATACCGAAGAATACACGTCTTTGGCGGACGCCCTCATTGACGACATTCGCGAAACCGCGTACCAGATCGTCTACAAGGGCAAGTACATGCCGCCGGAGCCCATCCAAGGCCTCGAGTTCGGTCTCCAGTATTTCCGCTCTATGTACCTGCGTTCGCGCCGCGAAGGCGTGTCTGAGGAGCGGCTCGAAATGATGCGTCGCTGGATGTCATCGGCGCAACTGATGGTCGACAAAGCTAAATCTGCGGCACAGATGCAGGTCCAGCTGCAGCAAGCGGCCACTGTCACGGGCGAAGCTGCTGGCCAAGCCGCTCCTCGTTTTGCGGCCCTGGCTACGGGTCCTGCTCCGGTTACCCCGCCGGGCTAATCCGGCTTCTAAGTAATGATTCAAGGAGAATTCATGTCAATCGAGACTCAGGTGCCTGAAGGCGCAGCCGTGTCCCCAGACGCTGCCGCGATTCTAGAACAGGCAGCAGCAAAAATGGAAGGGGCTGCAGAGGCCACAGAGGAAACGGAAGAAGTCGTCGAAGTCGCGCCCGAAGCGGATCCCGCCGTAGCTGAAAAAGCGGAACGCGAAGCCCGGCGATTTGCGGCGCTGTCTCGCAAAGAGAAGGAAGTCCGCCGTCGTTCTGAAGATGCGGAACGTCGCGAGAAGGATCTCAGTGCGCGTCTGAAAGAACTCGAAGCTCGCGAATCCCAGTGGAGTGCGGTCAAATCGCCAATGGAGGCCCTCAAGGCCCGCGGCTATAGCTATGCGCAGGCTACGGAAGACGCCCTCAATCAATTTAAGACGCCCGAGAAGACACCGGAACAGGTCCGGGAAGAGGTGCTCGAGGCCCGTCTAGCCAAAGCGGAAACGGCGGCGCAAGAGGTTGAGCGGCTTAAATCCGAGATCGCCCAAAAAGAGCAAGCGACGGCTCTCGCGAACGTTCAACAGGCCATTCGCGCTACTGTCGGCGACAACGCGGACAAATACGAATTGATTTCAACGGTTGGGGACGAAGCGTATACTCTGGTCTTTGATGTAATGTCGTCGTACTGGAATGAGAATAAAGAACATTTGACTTTTGACGAAGCTTGCGATATTGTAGAGACGTACTACGAAGACTACGCTAAGAAATTGGCGAAGTCTAAGAAGCTGGCCGGCAAACCCGCTCCCGCGGCAGCCCCGGCACCTACGCAACGACCGGGTACCCCCGCTAAGACGAATACCCTCCGCCAAGCCGACTCTACGGCTACCAGCGCAATGTCGAGTGTTGACGCCATGTCAAAAGAAGATGCTCTGCAGCACCTTGCCGGCAAAATCATGTCCGGTAAGTACTAAACCAACAAGGAACTTCTAATCATATGGCGACTCTTGACGTCACAGCCGCAGCAGCGGCCCTAAAAGAATACTACTCCAACCAACGCGTTATGCAGCTCACTTACAAGAATCATCCCTTGTACGCGATGCTCAAGAAAGTCAAAGACTTCTACGGTAGCGACTACCCGCTCCCGATGCGCGTTACTAACCCCCAAGGCCGTAGCGCGACGTTCTCGAACGCCCAAGCGCAAAAGACTGCCTCGATCTACCGCAAGTTCTCGCTGACCCGTGCTAAAGACTACTCGCTGGCGTCGATTGACTCTGAGTCGATCATGGCTTCTGAGTCGAGTGCCGGTGCGTTTCTGAAGCTCGCCACGGCCGAAATCGACGGCGCCCTGGACAGCTTGGCCCGTTCGTTGGCTTGGTCGATCTACGGCGACAGCTCGGGCGCTCTTGGCGCGGTCACGAGCATCACGTCGGCGAACCCGGCCGTGATCCAACTCACGAACGTCGACGACATCGTCAAGTTCGAAAAAGGTCAGCTCCTCCAAGCGCGAAGCGGCGCTACGACCCGCGTTTTCGCCACGGGCGTCACCACGGCGACTGTCGTTGGCGTTGACCGCGATCTCGGCACGATCACCACGGACGTCGACAACTCCGGTAACACGGACACGATCGTCGCGGGCGACACCCTGAACGTTGTCGGCGACTACAACGTCAAGATGAGCGGCCTCGCTGCTTGGATTCCGGCTGCGGCCCCTGGCGCCACGGCGTTCTTCGGCGTCGACCGCACCAGCGACGTTACCCGCCTCGCCGGTAACCGCATTGCCTCGAGCGGCAAGCCTCTGGACGAAGCCTGGATTGACGCGGCTCGACGTGTTGGTCGTGAAGGCGGTTCGCCGGATCACGGCTTCTGCTCCTTCAGCAAGTACGCCTCGCTCGAGAAGACCCTTGGTTCGCGCGTCCAGTACAACGACATGGAAATCCCGGTCGGTCCTGGCGTCAGCGTCGGCTTCCGCGGTATCCAGATCAGTGGCCCGCAAGGCCCGATCACGATCGTGCCGGACAAAGATTGCCCGGACAACCGCCAGTACCTGTTGACCATGGACACCTGGGGTCTCTACTCGCTGAAAGAGCCGGTGCAAATCTTGGACCTCGACGGCAACAAGATGCTGCGCGAAAGCTCGGCCGATGCCTACGAGATCCGTTGCGCGACCTTCTCGCAGCTGGGCTGCAACGATCCGGGTGCCAATGCGGTCATGACCTTCACCTAATTTTTAGGGGAGGGGTTAGCGCCCCTCTCCTTCTTTTCCCCTGAGGTTTTACTCATATGGCAAATCGCTCATTTCTCCCGCCGCAGGGGCACATGGAGGTCAACGTTGTTTCGCTGTTTTGCGAAGCGACGATCGGCGCCTCTGGAGCTGTCTCCGCCTCCTACGGCAAGGGTGTTACGTCCATCACTAAAGAAACGGCTGCGGGTCAGTACACGATCCTCTTGGACGACCAGTATAGTCGGTTCCTGGGCGGCACGGTTACCCTTCTTGATACGGCCGATTCCGACCCCGCTACGGTCGGTGTTCACGCTCGCATTAAAGCCCAAACGGTGACGGCTTCGACCAAAACGGTCGTGGTCCAGTTTTTCGCGGGCGATGATGGCGCGGTCGCTAACCCTGCCTCTGGTGCCAAATTCTACGTCCGTCTGGACCTTCGCAACTCGACTGTGGAGTAATCCATGATGAAGGGTGGAAAAGACGGCGGTCTCGCGATCATCCTTGCCGGCAAGGCGAAGAAGAAGCCTGGCGCCGACATGGGCCCGGTGCCCAAGGACGAAGGCGAAGACGAGGATAGTAGCGAAGAAGGTAAGACCGCGGCAGTAGAAGATTTCATGTCCGCAGTGAAATCTGGCGACACGCAAGCGGCCAAGGATGCCCTGCAAGATTTTTTTGATATGTGTTACTAGGTTACAACCAATCCTTCCTGGAGCCGCTGCGGTAGATGTTCTGTCTCCCGGCGGCTTTTTTCTAGGGGGCGTCTGTGCGTTCTGTTACTCTTACTGAAGTAATTCGTCGTGCCAAAAAACGCAGTGACATGACGGGATCCCGGTTCCTGGAAAATCAGGATTGGGTAGATCTCTTCAATTCAGCGTATGCAGATCTCTATGATCTTGTTGTCGGCGCCTACGATAACTACTATGTCTCCGAAGAGTCTACTACTCTCGTTACGGGCACCGATACCTACGACTTGCCCGATGATTTCTACAAGCTAATCGGGGTAGACTTTCTCGTAGGCGGTACCTACATTACTCTCTTTCCTTTCGTCGAAGCTGAGCGTAACCAGCCTTTTGCCGGCGCTAGCAGCATACCTTCCGGCACTATTCGACTGCGTTACGTACCGGCGCCCGCGCAATATACTGTTGACGATTTAGACGAGGAAATCGACGGAGTTGCAGGATGGGACGAGTACGTTGTCAATCTTATGGCCGAAGCTGCTCTCACGGCTGAAGAGAGTGATACGACTGCTGTCCAAAACCAGCTCAAGCGGCTTCGTCAGCGTATTATCGACATGGCACCTAATCGTGATACCGGAATGCCGGCACGAATTACCGACGTTTTTGCCGCTAACAATTACCTAGGCCTTTGGGACACGCTGCGTTATCGCCTGTACGGTAACCAGATCCGTCTCATTAACGCTGAATTTACGGGGTATTACACACTATAGTGGGCAACTTCGGGTCGAATTGACAAGGATCTACACACTATAATGCTTAAATCGTTTCGCAAGATTAAGACAAAGGACGCCGAGTTAAATCGGGTCCAAGACGCGCTCGAGCCCCTGATCAACATACTCCCGAAGATCGCGCTCTTAGACGGCACCCTTCTCGTCGGCCTAGAAGTAGACACCGCAGAGATCCGGTTTCCCCATACTCTCCAGCGTCCCCTGCAAGGATTCTTCGTAGTCGACCGCGATCAAGACATTCGAGTGTGGAAAACCGCTAGCGATTCCCTTACAATGACACTACAGGCCAACGTGGCCGGAACAATCAGCCTGTGGATATTTTGACATGAGCACTACAACGCCTAACATGTCGCTCATTAAGCCTGACGTCGGTACTGAACCAGGGCCGGATTGGGCGCAAGATCTTAACGATTCGCTAGACCTCCTAGACGAACACGACCACACGTCTACCAATGGTGTAAAGGTCCCGAGTGCGGGCCTCAATATCAATGACGACCTAGATCTCCAGAACAACGATCTGATCAATACTCGGTCTAGCCGCTACCAGGCCAACACCGTTGCTCTTGCGGGCGCTGACGATCTACGCATTGTCTACTCGCTCAACGGCGAGCTGATGTATCGGGATGCCCTCGGCAACCAGGTCCAGATCACTACGGGCGGCTCCGTTAATGCGGGCGCTGGCGCAATCAGTGGACTTGTTTCTCCGGCCTCCGCTTCGTTTTCGTCCGTTACGGATACTTTCAGCTGGTTCTACGATTCCGCCAAATTGGCGCAAATGGCGCATGGCGATATTCAACTCTTCCCCTATGACGGAGCGACGGCGTTCGGTAGCGCTATCACAATTAAGGCGCCTACCGCACTCGCGTCCCCTTATTCCCTGACCTTGCCTTTGGCACTTGGCGCGGCGTCGTTACCTCTCACGGTATCGTCAGCAGGTGTTATGTCGGTAGCCGGTGCGGGTAGCGCAAGTGTCCCTACCTACAATTTTTCAACTGACACCGATTCGGGAGTATATTCCGTTTCCGGTAACCAGGTCGGTATTTCGACTGCCGGTACAAGAAGGGTGCTGGTAGATACGGATTTTTTCCAGTCGGACAACGTAATCTATAGTGTTGGCGGTACTGCGGCGGCTCCCGGATACGGATTTACTATTGATACGGATACGGGGATGTATCTCGTATCGAACAGCCAATTGGGATTCACTGCGTCGGGAACACTGCGACTCCTAGTTGATACGGATTTCATCCAGCCCACCGTGCCTGTCCAAGGTGCAGACGGCAGCGTCTCCCTTCCTACATACGGGTTTTCCGCGGACACTAATACGGGCGTATATAGAGCCGGCGCGGGAACTTTGGACATTGCCGTCGACGGCATACGCAGCGCCTCCGTTTTCAATGACGGCTCGGTCGCGGGAATACGCGCAGGCACGAGCGGGACGGCTGCGATCCCGAGTATCGGGTTCCAAGGTGACGACGATACGGGATTTTACCGCCCGACTACGAACCAAGTGGGGATAGCGACTGCGGGTACTTTGCGGCTACTGGCGGATACGGATTTTGTGCAAGCCACGGTGCCGTATCGCGCTATTGACGGTACAGTGGGAACCCCTAGTTACTCCTTTACGGGAGACACGGATACGGGGCTCTACCGCTCCGCTTCCAATTCATTGTCGATTACCCTAGGTGGGTCGGAGGCAATATCTTTTTCTACGACCGCGGTTGACGCGAACGTTCCGTATTACGCTGCCAACGGTTCCGAGGGGGCGCCTACCTATGCTTTTGGCACAGATACCGATACGGGAATGTACCGATTCAATACGGACTCAATCGGATTCGCCGCAGGCGGAACGGCGCAAGCTGTCGTAAACACCACAGGGGTCAGTCTAGACGCGGGGGGGACCTTTTTTAGAGCGAAGGTCTTTAGCGGTAGTCTAAACACTGCGACCTCCGTGACGCTTACTGCCCCTGCTGGCACTTTTCCTGCGGGCGCAACGGGCTTCTACGTTTTGGGGAGCTCTGGCGGAATTGTGAGTACGGACACGGCTGCCGGTACGGTGTACTTTGATGGCGGAGGGGCGCTCGAAGTGCTGCGTCTTACTAACGTATCCGGCTCCTCTATCACCTACCGAGTTGTCGGCTTCTTCACTGCCTAAGGATTACGTATGCCGCTGAATAAGCAAGTAATTCCGGTAGCGTTCTCCGGTTCGCTTGATACTAAGACGTCTGAGAAGCTAGTCGTCCCTGGCATGTTTCTCGCTCTTTCCAATTGGGTGCGGCGAAAAGCGGGCCAGCTGGACAAGCGGTTTGGGTTCTCAGCGCTCGGGAAGAATGTGATTGGCGGCTCCACAGTTGACGCAGGACGACGTCTGCACCGTTTTGGCAACGAACTGCTGCTTTTCAATGACGAAAATGTTTACTCGTACATTGAGTCGTCTAACGTCTGGTCCGATCGAGGCGACTCTTCTTCCCTCTCTCTGACCACGCATGCGGTTGTCGCTACTCCAGCTATTCACGCAATGCCGGATGTTGCTTATGGTGCTGGGTATCTTTGCGTTGCCTGGGAAGATTCCGCGGGCGGGTCTCGTGTCAGTCTTCTAGAGCTTAGTTCTAACCTTACCGTAATCGATCAATTCGTATTGAGCGCGACCGCTAGTCGGCCGCAAATCACATTTCTGCAAAATCGCTTTTTGGTAACCTACATAGACTCATCAGAGCTGCGTCTCCGCACCATCGATACCGCATCGCCCACGACGGTCAGTGCATTCTCGACCCTCTTAGCTACGGTCGCAGATTTACCCTATGCGGTAAGAACTTACGACAATTCCGCTGCTGTATTCTTGGTCAACAGGACCGCGCCTACGCTTACTGCGGGCTACCTCATATACAACGGCCTGGTGGGCACGGGCGCCAACGGCTATCCTACTACGCAGAATATCGGGGCTGCCGCTGCCAATACTGTCGACATATGCGTGGACGCGGACCATACAGTTCCTTTGATATACCTGATTTACGAGACCGGGGCCGACGTCAAAGTCGATACCCGCACCACCACACTTGCCGGGTCCCTGGACACTGACACGCTTTTCGCGTCTACGGCCGTACGTAACTTAACGAGCGCCCTGGATCCAGCTACCTCTACTGTTTGGGCATTTGCCGAACTGGAAGCTGCGGACCCCGAGAACCACACGATATCTACTTCTACCGTCAAATATTCGGGCGGATCCAACACGGTCACGGCTATCTCGGCTTCCCGGCGGGGGACCGGACTTGTTGCCGGCGCTTTCGCTTACAGCGGCTCTGTCATGTACCACGGCGGCTACGAATCGGACCTCCAATCTACCAACTTCGTTTTCCGATCTGACGCGCGAATCTTAGGAAAGTCGTTTGCGGGTGCGTCGGGCGGGCTCACTCGCGACGCCACTAACGTTCTGAAAACGGGGCTCCCTAAAACTGTGGCTGTATCTGATACCCGTTTCATTTCGGCCTATCGTGTGAAGAGTGCTCTGAAGGCGGACAATGACGGCACCGTGTACTCTGACCATATCTCGCTCTATATCGCGGATATCGAGTTCGGACGGCAGAACTACGAAGGCGCCACGATTGGTAGCAACTTCCATATCGCGGGCGGGGTCCTGAACGCTTACGACGGCGTTTCCGTTACCGAGTCCGGATTTCACATTTATCCCGAAATTGTTTCTGCAACTGTTGGCGCGGGCGGCTCCCTCGACACCGCGGCGGACCCTGGATATTCGGTCGCTTTCGTGTACGAATGGGTTGACGCCCGTGGGCAGATTCACCGCTCCGCTCCCTCCATCCTCGATATTGAGGCCACGGCCTCAGGCGATAAGATCGATTATGAGGTCAGAACCTTACGTCATACGGAAAAGACTGCGCCTCGGGCCGACTGTAAGATAGTGCTTTACCGTACCATTGCTGACGGACAGATCCTGTACCGGGAGACGTCTGTCACGAACGACCCTACAGTCGATACCTTGACGATTACCGCTACGATCTCTGATACGGATATCTCTGTAAACGAAATCCTGTACACCACTGGCGGGGTCCTCGAAAATATTGCGCCGCCTAGTTCGCTGACCACTATTGCGCATAAGAATCGTCTGTGGCTTGCGGGCCTCGAGGACCCTAATGAAATTGCCTTTTCAAAGTTCCACACTTCTGGCGAAGGACTGGCATTCTCGGATTTCTTCCGTAAGAAGGTATCGCCCGAAGGCGGTGGCGTTTCGGCCCTCGGCACCCTTGACGATAAAGTGATCTTTTTCAAGCGCGATCGCATCTTCTGGCTCAATGGCGACGGGCCCACGGATACCGGAATCCAAGACGATTACGGCGAGCCGCAGCGGGCGCAGGCCGATGTCGGTTGCGCTACCCCCGCTTCAGTGGTCGAAACTCCGGCTGGTGTAATGTTCAAATCCGACAAAGGTATTTACATACTCGATCGGGCTCTTACTACCCGCTATATCGGCGCCCCTGTAGAAGCCTATAACGATCTGACAATTACGTCCGGAGTGGTGCTTGAAGACGTCAACGAAGTCCGTTTCACCACAAGTACCGGCGTATGTCTGGTGTATAACTACTATTTTGACCAGTGGTCTACTTTTGACAATTATGTCGCAGCCAGTGCCGTTTTGGGGCCAAGTGCCTACCTTCACCTTAAGGCGGATGGGACGGTCAATCAAGAGGCGGCTGCGACTAGTTTGACGCCCTATCTCGACAATGGGGCCCGGATTCGTGCCTCTTTTGAGACTAGTTGGATGTCCTTCGCCGGACTCCAAGGATTTCAGCGTATTTACCGAATCTTGGGTCTGGGTAACTTCGTCGCGCACCATTACTCGAAAATGGACGTTGCATTCGACTACGAAAATAGTTATAATGATTCCTGTACCTTCGATACGCGCATCGGCCTGGGTACTTCCACTTACGGTACAGGTGACTACGGCGAAGAGACTCCCTACGGTGGCAGCGGGTCCTCGGTCTACCAGTGGCGCTGGAAACCTAAGCGCCAGAAGTGCGAAGCTGTGAAAATACGGTTCCAGGATATTGATACTATTTCGACTTCTGGATCCGGGACGGTGAGTTTTGTCGCGCTAAGCTTCGAAGTCGGTGTCAAAGGAACGTCCAATAAAATGGGCGCCCACAAGACGATAGGTAGCTAATATGGCAGGATACCAGAAGTTTAAAGATGCGACGACAGGTACGCTTCTTGAAGCCCGGGACAAGGCGTCCAAAGGAGACGTCAAGGGCGCCGCCTATGCGGGTTTTCGGCCCGCAGTCGATGCGTACCACGAAAATATAGTCGATCCGCTAAAGAAACTCGGGGCGGGCGGAGGTAACGGCGGCGGCGTCGGGGGGCCCGCAGCACCAGATGTAACACGCCCTCCGGATATTTCAGCTCCGGCGAACTACGCTGATCCTCTGGCTGGGGCGCAAGCCGCGCAAGTTACTGGCGCCCCTATAGACCCCCGACGCGCAACTCTCGACGTTTCCGGAGCACAGGCCCTCGGCAACCAGTTTGTTACAGACCCGCGCCTCTACGCGCAAGCCTCGCAAATCGGCCAATCTGCTCAATCTCAACAGGCCCTCGCGGCGCAAATGGGGCTTATCCAACAGCTCCAGCAACAGGCCGCTGGTCAAGGTCCCTCTCTTGCCACCCAACAGCTGAAGCAAGCCCAAGAAGCGGCGTTTGCTCAATCACAGGCCCAGCTCGCCGGCGCCCGCGGTGGCGCTTCCCCGCTCCTCGCGCGTCAAACGCTCCAGGCTCGCCAAGCGCAAACTGGCGATATGGCTCGTTCTGCGGCCCTCGCCCGTATCCAAGAGCAAATGGGAGCTCGCGAGCAGCTCGCAGGGGTGTCCGGAAGTGTTCGCGGGCAAGAGCAACAACTCGCAGCACAGCAGGCGCAGCTGCAACAGCAGACCGATCTCGCTAACTCTGCGGCGCGGCAGTCCTTTGCGGCTCAGAACCAGGCCGCGGAGCTTCAGCGCGCTTTGCAGCAGGGACAAATCGACCAACAGACGTTCAATCTCGCATTTAGTGCGGCCCAGGAACGCGCAGCCCAAAACGCGCAACTCTCTCAACAAATGAAACTTGCTGCAGCCCAATCCGCGACGCAGACGCAACAGCTACAAAATCAACAAGCGCTGTCGGTGCAGGAACTTCAGCAGCGTGGCATGCTAGGATACGGCCAGCTTCAGTCGGGCCTATACGGAACACAGATGGATCTGTACCGTACGCAGCTCGGGCTGCCACCGAAACAAAGCATGCTCGGTGCCGCGTTTGGCGGTGGTGCGCAAGGAGCTGCAGCGGGATCTTCGTTTGGGCCGTGGGGAGCACTCGCAGGTGGCGTACTCGGCGCGGGCGCAGGCGCATACGGCGCAAAGACCGGCACGGCGGCGCCTAACGTACCTAGTTCTCAGGCCTTCGCGGGTTCTGCGGGTTCGGCTACCCCAGCTGAGCCGCTTCCGCCCCCGACCACACCGGGAGCTAAGTAATGCCCAACCAATACGGTCTCAACAGCCCCGAAGACATCGATCGCCTCCCCGTAGACGAGATAACCAAGCAGCGGCTTCGCAACGAGGCTTTCGGCCCTACGTCAGCTCCAACTACGGGCAACCCGTTGTTCGATCAAGAGTCAATTACAGTTGCGCCCACGGCTCCAGCACCCGTTGCAGTAGCGCCTCCTGCCCCAGTTACCGTATCCGAACTCGCACCAGAACAGCTTATGCCTGCCACGAGCGGCCGTATGCCTGAGGACCTTGCGCCCGTTACTCCGATTACCCTATCGGAATCTATGACGACGCGCGGGCGTACCGTGCTCCCCGCGGCCGATCGTAAGGCCCTCGACGACGCTACAAAGGCGCAATCGGAAGCGACTAAAGTCGGTACTGAGGCGCTTGTCTCAGGTGCCCGTGCCCATGCCGCTGCGCAAGACGTTGTCACCGCCCAAATGGACGCCAACCTCGCGAAATTGAAGGCCTCTGACGATGCCCGTGCTGCTGCCGTGGACGCCGCCAAACGTAACTACACGCAAGCCGTTTCGCAGTACGAAAATCAACCACTCGATTCCGGGCGCTTCTGGCGCAATCAAGGCACCGGTGACAAGGTAGCCTACGCGGTCGCTATCGGCCTGGGCACTCTTGGACAAATCTTTGGCGGGCAGCAACGTAATCTCGTCCTCGACTCGATTCAAAATGCGATCAAGGACGACATCGACCAGCAAAAAGCGGATCTCGCAAAGAAAAAGGACGTCGCAGGAATCAAGCGGACCGTCTACACCGATATCCTGACGCAGACGGGCAGCGAGCGGCTCGCGGAACTGGGGGCCCTCGACATGGGCCTCAAGACGGCGCAACAACGGATCGAAGCGGCTCTCATTTCGTCTAAGCTTCCGCAGATCCAGGCGCAAGGCCAACAGCAACTGGCCGATATCCAGGCCGCTCGCGCCAAGCTTAACGCGGATATCGATAAAGAAACAGTATCCACGGCTACGAAGACTGAGCAAGTATTGCCGAAAAAGGCCGAAGCGGTCTCGCCTCTCAAAGACGTTCCTAAAGAATTCCTTGACCGCCATGCTGCGGCGCAGGCCAGTCTCGACACGCTCGGCCGTATCGAATCCCTGGGTACTAAAGATCGCGCAGGAAAAATCAAGTATACTTACGACTCCATTAAGCGTACCTTGGGCCTCGAGGATGCGGATTTCTCCCGAGACACCGCAGAGCTTACGCGGCTTCTTATGGAAAATTCCAAGGTTTTCGGCGCCAATCCTTCTAACCGCGACGTCGAGATCTTGGCTCAATCGGTACCTGAATTGAAGTCGAACCCCGAAGCATTTGCCCAAAAGTTGGCCGCTGCCAAAGCCGCTGCCGATTCCTCTTTGGCGAACACCGAGCGATATTTCCCCGAATTGAGCCAGTTCCGCAAGCCGACGATTCGCGAAGAGCGCCTCGGTAAATAAGGCGATATAATGCCGAAATTATACAATCAGAAAACCCGAGCGTGGGAAGACGTCCTAGACGCGGACACAGAGGCCGCTGTCGCCTCTGGTCAGTTTGATTACCCCGCCGGTTATAAGATCCCGGTCGTTAATCCCAAGGGCGAAGCTGTGTCTATTGGCGCAGAGCAGGCGTATGACGCCTTTCGCAACGGCTACCGTATCGCTGCCCCCAAGGACACCGCTGCCTCTGCCGCCAACGAAGAACAAAAAATTCTTCGCGAGCATTTTGACAGTCCGGCTACGGCGTTTGCGGGGGGCGCAGCTAGCGCCCTTTCTTTTGGTGGTTCTGACGCGGCTCTGCGACTAGGCGAAGAGACAGGCGTTTTGCCCCAGGGAGTCGTACAGGCTCGTCAAATGTCCAAGGATCTGTCGCCCGTCGCGGATATCGCGGGGCAGGTTCTCGGGTCCTTGGCGGGTCCCGGCGCCGCCCTTTCCTCCGTCGCAAAAGCACGAGCTGCTGCCGCTACTGCCGGTATCGCCCAGCCTTTGGCGCGAACTGTAGCCCAAGCCACCACGACTAGTGCGCTAGAGGGCGTGGGGTTTGGATTGGGCCAGGGCATTAGCGAGGCGTCGCTCGGTAATCCAGAAGACGCCGCTGAAACGATTCTTGCCAACGGTCTTTACGGCGGCCTCTTTGGTACCGCTTTCGGCGGAGCGGTCGGCGCCGTGTCCTCGATGGCGCCTCTTTACAAGAAGATCGCCGGGGCCGTCTATAATAAGGCCGACGAAATCGCCGAGTCGCTTGCTGAGCGGGCGGCCCGTCTCCGAGCCCCGGCTCTCCGCGAAAACGCCGAATTAGGCGCACTCGCTGGCGACTTCGATTCCCGTTCCTTGGCCTTCGCCAAAGAGGGCGAACTGGCCGACCTCGCTAAACAAGGGCGCCAGCAGACGCGAGAACTCGACCGTCTCGCAGCCAAAGAAACTAAAGCACTCGAACGCGTCATTCGTAATGAGCCGGATGAAGTAGTACGCGAAGTACGCGCCTCGCTGACCGAAGCCGGCAACGATCTGGACGCGGCTCGTTCTAAGCTCCTGAGCGAATACAATCGGGCGACTGACAGTATTAAGGACATGGCTATCTCAGACATGACCGCGGCCTCTTCTAAGGCCCGCGGATTCGTTGACGAACTTTTGGCCAAAGGTAAGACTCTGGAGGCCTCCCCGTCTCCAGAAGCCAAGGTGCTCGGGCGCCGTCTTCTTGACACCGTCGATAACGTCGTCGGGGCCAACCT